CAATGTCGACCTTCACCATCACGGTGACGATGTCGGCGACGGCCGCTACCGGCATCTGCGTACAAGCGCTGACTGGTGTGAAGTCGTCCTCTCCGCTCGGGTCGACCTCGGGCCCGATCACCAACAACACAGATCTGTCGCTGGCATTTTCCGGGCTCGCGACCGGATCGCTACTGTTCGGCGCAGGCATCGGGTACCCGTCCACCACGGGAACGGTAACTGCTGGATCCGACACGACCGTCATCGAGAACGGGTATTCTGCCCAGCACCAGTGGGTGAGGTCGACGAACAACACCACGGGGGGAGGCGGCGTATCCGGAACAGCCGCAGCGTCGTCGGCCGCGGCGACGGCATCCGCCTCGGGCTCAATTGTCGTCCAAGGAGCAGGCTCCGCATCCGATGCAGCATCGACGCTGGCGGCGACAGGAGCTGTTGTCGTGGCCGGTGCGAGCTCGGGGGCGACGGCGCCGTCCACCGTAGCAGGGTCCGGGCAACTCGTGGTGCAGGGGACCTCAGGCCCATCTGCTGCGGCGGCAACGTGTTCCGCGTCTGGAACGGTGAAGGTGCAGGGCACCGCCAATCTGTCGGCGGCGTCGGCAACGTGCTCGGCATCTGGAAGCGTCGGAAGCTCGGCGGTCTACGGCTCGGCGTCAGCGACAGCAGCTGCAGCGACGGCGTCCGCGGCTGGGAGTGTCGTCGTCGCGGGGGCAATGGGCGGAGCGCTTGCCGCTTGCACCTTGGCCTCCTCCGGGAGCGTGACGGTGCAGGGATCCGGATCTTCCTCGGCTATCCCAGCCAGCGCATCGGCAACCGGATCCGTGATCGTTCGTGGAACGTCGGCCATGTCCACTGCGCAGGGCACGGCGTCGGCGGCGGGCGTGGTGGCTATCCAGGCAACGGGGGCGGCAGTCGCATCGGCGAGCGCGGCCTCGGCGTCCGGAAGTGTCGTCGTCAGCGGCTCGGGGGCGGTGTCGACAACCGCTGCGTCGGCCTCGGCCTCTGGAGTGCAGAGAATCCAGGGAACTGCGAATCCAATTGCCACGCCGGCCACGTGCTCTGCATTTGGCGTTGTCGGGAGCTCGGCAATCTACGGAGCGGCTTCTACTCTGGCGTTGGCGGCTACCTTGGCAGCCAGCGGGGCCGTGCGGGTCATGGGATCCGCGTCGATATCGCTCGCGCCAACAAGTGCATCGGCCTCCGGGATCGTGGACCAATCTCCTGGCACCGACAGGGTAGCCATTCTGCGTGGAGTTGGAGAGCGCGTGTCCATCTCCGGGGCAGCAACCATGGTGTCGATGTCAGGAGCCGGAAGCTCGGTCGTCCTGAACGGAAGCGGGATCGTGGATGCATAGGATTTCCTTCGACGGATTCGGATGTGGCCTAGCCTTCTTGCATGCGAGACACCATTCCAGATCCGTCGTGCTCGGCCGCGTGCTCGCCCTCGGTGTCTCGCAAACTCGGGAACGCATGCGCGCGGTCGAGCAGGTCGGATTGAGGACAACATGAGCAAGCACGGACTCGCGCGCCCAGACGGGCGACAGGTGACACCGCCACCTGTAGAAACTCAGCGGCCAACGCCAGATCCAGCAATCGAAGTTGGTCAGATCTGGGAGGGAGTAGTCATCCCGGATCGCGCCATCAATCGCCTTGGGCTGCGCCCTGGCCACGTCCTGCAGCCTATTCAAATCGAGCAGAAGCAGGGAGATGTTTGGGTCGCATCGTTTGTCGGGGACCGCATGTGCCAGATCATGGTCGACGCAGAGATGTTGGCCACGGGAACGAGGAGGTAGGCCATGGGTGAAGCCCGAGACAATATCGCCGCTCTGATGATCAAGACGCTGCCCAGTTTCCCTCCGAACGATCGCATGCACGAGGTGAACATCGTCGGCCGCGTGTCGCCGAAGCGCAATGTGCTGCTCGTGAGAGAGGTCGATGCTCGCGAAGTGGACGGAGAGAAGCAATGGCGACGTTCTGACGAAGGGGCGTGGGAGAAGGTACCAGCCGGCTCCGAGCTACACGTCCTGGGCAAGCCGTTGCCTCCGGAGAAATGCGATTTCGTGTTGGTGATGCTGAGCTCTTGGCTTGCCCCTATGCGCACGAGAGACGAGCCTGTAGTTGGCCACCAAGTCCTACCGGGAGAAGTATTTCGCGCGGACTATCAGGAATTCCTGCAGAAGTCGGAGGCTAGCATCGGGCAGCGTCCGCGGCTGGTGGTTTCGGCATGATGAACTGCGCTGATGGGGCGCTCACCTGAGCCGCCATTTCCGTCGGATTCTGGATCGGTAAGTTCGTCCATCGGCGTGACCACGCACCTGCAGTTGAAGTGCTCTGGAATGTCGTACCTGAACGTTTTCTTCGTCCCGAGCTTGCGCGAGGATCGCAGGAATAGCCAGAGCGCCCATCTCCTGCGGAGAGACCGCCAGGTCCAGGTGTTCAGGTCGTGTGCCCAAGTACCGCGCCAGCCAGAGCCTCCGGTCTGGATTTTCATGATCATGGCACCCTTCCAGTAGCATCGCGCTCAGCAACCCTTTGGCCGAGCAGCGCGAGCGTGCCCCGCTGAATCGGCAGTCCCGCGTTGGCGCACTTCAGGGTTACGACGGCAACCCCGAGCAATTTTGCAGCCATCACAAGCCCCTTGGCGGCGATGAGCGTGCCCACGCGATCGCGCAGGTCCTGTGGCAGGTAGCAATCCGCCTTCGCCATCATTGCAGTGGTTCCTCGTTCAATTGCGGTCGTTCACATGTGACATGCACATGCACATGTGAACATGAATCGGAAGACCAACCGAGGAAATAGCTAATCCAACGGCGCCACCGCTTCGACCATTGAAGCGTGGGGCTGCACATTGCAATTCTGGCTCAGGCGGCGCGCGGACATCGGCCGCGCCACCCACGCGCGCGCCCCACGCGCAGGTTGCGCCCTGTTCGTCAGAGCCGCAAGAGCGAGCTCGCCTACAAGGATAGGCTTCTTGGGCTGGTGAAGCACTGCCGCTCGCTGGTTGAGAGAGAGCTGTCCAAGCTACGAAGCCACTGGCCGGAGCGCGTGGGCGACAGCCACATCGTAGCCGACAGTATCTCCTCCGAGCTGGTGAACTTCATCCACCGGGTGAAGGGCCAACTCGGTGGCCTCGACACTTGGGCGAAGAAGATGGCCGGCCTCGCTGCCGAGGCCAATCGAGATACCGTTGACGAGCGACTGGCCGAAGCAATCAAGCGCGCCATCGGAGTCGATGTGTCCAGTCTGCTCAAGGCCAACGGCCCGCTGCTGCAGACGATGCGCCAGGCGACCGCTGTCAACGTCGATCTCATCAAGTCGATCCCGGACCAGTATCTCGGCCGAGTCAGCGAAACGATCACTGGAGGCTGGGTTCAGGGGATCCGTTGGGAGTCGTTGGTTGAACAAGTCCAGCGCGACGGCGAAGTGACGGAGAGGCGCGCCAAGCTCATCGCGCGCGACCAGACCAGCAAGATGAATTCGGCGTTCAACCAGGAGCGCCAGCAGCAGGTCGGAATTGAACGATATGAGTGGAGCACATCGGAAGATGAGCGCGTCCGGCCTAGCCATGCCGACATGGATGGAAAAGAGTGCCGTTGGGATGACCCGCCAATCGTTGACGATGAGCCGGTGCACGCGGGGGAGGCGATCAACTGCAGGTGCACGGCAATTCCCATCGTCGATATGGAAGAGATGCAGATCGCCGTTGAAGCGGTCGCCCAACCCGACATCCAGGAGGCGGCGTAATGCGCGAGTGCTTTGCCTCCGATCTGTTCCTGGCCAGTCAGCGCGCGATCAACGACGCCGGCTTTCTAGTCACGCCTGGTGTGATTGCGAAGGCAAATAACGTCCAGACCTATCGTGCTGGAGAGCTTGGACTCGATGGCGATCCAAGTCGCTTGGTGAGACTGTATCGACCTCTCGACGAAGTGACCAAGTCGGCCCCGACGTTTGAAGGCGCACCCGTCACAAACGATCATCCCCCGGGCAAGTGGATCAATTCCGACAATTGGAAGAATTACGCCGTTGGCGACACGCGCAACGTCTGCATGGTCGGAGACGACATGCAGGCAACGCTGACTGTGCGGGACAAGAAGGCCGTCGACGCGATCATGTCCGGCAAGTCCGGACTGAGCAACGGCTACCGATTCAAGATCGACGAAAGCAAGAAGACAACGCCAACGGGTGAAGCGGTTGACGGTTGGATGGTCGACATCCAGGGCAATCACACCGCGGTCGTCGATAGGGGGCGCGGCGGCCCCGATTGCAAAGTCGCCGATAGCAAGGAGCGCACCATGGGAACCCGAAGGGTAATGGTGGGTAAGCTGCCGTTCGATCTCGACGAGGTGGCGGCTGCCGCCGTCGAAGAGCAGCAAGCCCAAAACACGAAACTGGCAGCCGACGCCGCGGATGCGCTCACGCGCGCCACGGCCGCGGAGAAGCGGGCCGATACGGCAGAGACGCAGGTCAAGGAATTGACCACGAAGCTCACCGCCGCTGATGGCGAGAACAAGGAGCTGAAGGCCAAGGCCCCGACGGCGGCGCAGATCGAAGCCATGGCCGAAGAGCGTTCGACCGTGGTCGCCGATGCGGCGGTTCTCGCTCCGGATCTGAAGGTGGAAGGCAAGACGGTCGACCAGATCCGTCGTGAAGCAATCACCGCTGCAAGCCCGAAGAACGCGTCCGTGAAGACGGTCGCCGACGCCGCGCTTGGCGGCGTTGCCATCGACAAGGCGAGCGCAGATATCGTGCGGGCGGCATTTGCGGCTGCGCGCTCTGTGGCCAAGTCCAATGGGACGCTCGCAACAGACAACGCAATTGCGGCTGCGCTATTGGGCGCTGGCTCCGGTAGCGGTGCCACTGCGAACACGGCAAACGATGCGGGCGAGCAGATCAGTGGCTACGCCCTCTATTGCCACAACCTCACCCACCCCAAGAAGGCCGCCTAGCGGGCGCCAGCAAGGAGACTGCAAATGTCTGTCGCATCTCTCGCAACGTTCGGCGGCACCCTGTTCGACATTGGCTATGCCGGACAGATTGCGAACGCAACCGAATCGTCGATCACGTCGCTCGACAATGAAACCACTACCGGAGGCGATGACAGCGCTGGCATGCTCGACTTCGGCATCGCGGTTGCCCGCGGCACCAAGGCTGGTTGCTGCAAGCGCATCGCGGCCGACGGAGACCTCCCCATCGGGCTCACGGTTCGCCACCCGACCATGGTGGCAACCTCCGCTGGCAAGGTTGGCTACGCGTCCAGCATGTCCGTGCCTATCGCCTATCTGGGCGACATCTACGCCATCGCCTACGAGAACGTGAGCGCCGGTGACCAGGTCCTCAGCGTGACCGCACAGGGAGGAAAGCTCAGCGGCCCTACTTCTGGCGTGGCCGGGGCCGGCCGCGTCGCCATGCCCGGGGCTCACTGGGTGAACGCCGTCACCGCTGGGAGCGTCGGTCTCGTGCGCCTCACTGGCGTCAACAACCCGAAGACCACCTAGGCAGGAGAAAGCAATCATGGGAATGCGAACAGTACAGGTCGTCGATACGGAATCCTGCCAACCGAGGATGGTGGCGCTCGACGAAGCGCGAATGCAGACGATCAAGGAAGGGTTGCTTCACAGCTTCCGCAGCACGAGCAACGCGATCCTTCTCGCGCAAGACTCTGCGGAGTCGATCGCGTTCATGGTCTCGCAACTCGCTTACACCGAGGCGCAGACCTACGCACGCGAATACCAGGAGGCTCAGTTTCGCCAACTGGTTCCGATCACTGCCGAGGCGGGCCCAGATGCGGCGACCGTCCGCTATCAGATCTACGACCACGTCGGGCAGGGCAAGCGCATCAACGGCGCTTCCAAGGACATTCCGACGTCCGATGTGTCGGCTGGTCAGGTCGAAATCGCGGTGGTCGACGGCGGGGCGGCGTACCGCTACTCGCAGCTTGAGCTCATTCAGGCCGCGCGGCAGATCCGTCCGCTGCCTGCAGAGCGCATGACGACAGCGATCGAGATGTCCGAGCGGCACCTGAACCAGGTGGCCATGGTGGGAGAGCGCACCGACGTTGCTGGACAGGCCAGCTTCAACGGCCTGCTCAACTACCCAGGCGTCACGACCATCAACAAGGGGACGGCTGGATTCACCGGACTGTGGGATACCACGGCCACCGTCGACCAGGTTCTCGCCGACATCAACAACGGTATCTACGCGTACTGGGCTGGCACGAACTTCGTCGTACTGCCGAACACGATCGGAATGGCGCCGAAGTCGTACGCTGCCCTCAACAGCCGGTACAACTCCCTCGGCACGAAGCGGCTCATCGACCTTGTGCTCGAGAGCAACATGACCACGTCTCGCACCGGCGAGAAGCTGAACATCGTTCCGATCTACCAGGCCGACACCGCCGGGGCGAAGTACACTGGTGGCGCCGCATGCCCGCGGAACGTGTTCTACCGCAACGACAAGAACCGCATGGTCATGCACGTTCCGATGCCCATTCGTTTCTTGGCCCCCCAGCCCGAAGGCTTGGACATCTTCGTGCCCGGCTGGTACCGGTATGCTGGGCTCAACGTCCGATACATCAAGACGATGGTCTTCCAGGACGAGTCGTCCGGGACGTAGCAATCCGTGACGCCTTCCGGGTTCAAAGCGCTCTTTCCGAAATTCATGGGAGAGAGCGACGAGCGGATTCAGGCACTCCTGAATTTGGCGGCGCCCTACTTCAACGTGGAGCGGTGGGGCGCATTCTACCCGGAAGGCATCGCCAATTGGGTCGCGCATTCGATCGTGGTGGACAACGCGGAAGGGGCGCAGCCGACAGACCAGCTCAATGCGAATGACGTGACTGAGAAGCACGTCGGCCCCGTTGGCATGACCAGAGACAGTCAATTGCTGAACGCGCAGGCAAAAAACCCGTTCATGCGGACGACGTATGGACAGAAGTACGTGTATTTGCGCGGGAAGGTCGGCTTCGGAGGCTTGGCTGTGTAATGCACGTCGATGTGAAAGGTGGGGACCTTCCCGGGCTCAAGGCGCTCATGGAGCGCATGAGGGACGCAAATCGAAGCGTGCTGGTGGGAGTTCCGGCAGGAGCGATGGAGGAAGGGAAGCACCAGCGCGGCCAGAAGGAACAGAAGCGTTTCGTGTCGACCAGGACCGCCGGCGCCATCAAGCGCGCGAAAGCGCAGGCAGCGCGAGAGTTCATGGCGACGGACGAGGAGATTGAGGAAGGACCTCTCCGCGGCGTTTTCAGAAAGCACCGAAGCATTGCGATTCAGAATGCGGCAGAGTCCGCACGCAAGGGCGCCGCGAAGCTCGCGGAGAAAGCGGCCGAGCCGATCTCGATGGCCATGGTTGCGGCCACGCACGAATTCGGATGCCCGGAACAGGGTATTCCCGAGCGCCCATTTCTTCGTGGAGGAATTCGCAGAGGAACGCCCAAGTTTCACAAGCTGAACGTGGCGAATCTTCGCGCGGTTGTCCTGGGCGAGAAGGGAATCGACGAGTCGATCGAGATGCTGGGGGTTGTCGCGGTCGGAGAGGTCAAGCGCGAATTCGTGGTTGGGAAATTCGTGCCGAACAGCTTGAAAACAATCGAGCGCAAGGGATCGTCCCGGCCGCTCATCGACACGGGGTCTATGCGGCAGTCCATCACCTATGTTTTGGAAGGTAAGCAGTCGAGGAAGGCTCGGGTTGTCGGATGAGGATCGACGTCTCAAGCCTGCTATCCGATCCAGATCTGGGAGCGACCACTTTCACGCGAAGGCGTCCAACGAGCACGCTGGCCAACGCCGGGATCGCTACCTCTTCCTATTCGGACAAGCGCATGACAGGAATCGTGCAGCCGGCTGCGACCGCAGATGCGCAGTTCCTGCCCGAGGGCGTTCGCCTCTCTGACGTGCAGGCCTTCTACACGAAGTCGGATATCAGCCCTGGAGACGGCCAGGGGCAGCTTCCCGATCTGCTCGTAGACGACGCGGGTGTTACCTACCGAGTTCTCCATGTCGCCGCGTTCGACAAGCACGGAATGACCCGAGCTCTGGCGCAGCGACTGTTCCCGGGCCCGGCTGGCGGAGCGCCGTGAGCGCCTACCTTCCTCCGACCTTCGTTGACGCCTGTTCGTATCTGGTGCGGCGACTCGTCCAAGCGGCGTACAACATGCCAGACAACAGCGTGCGGCCGGCCGATCAGGGATACCCAACGGGAAACGCCGTTACCGAGTTCGCGACCGTCAAGATAATTTCTGGACCGGCGGGGGACTTCGGGACGTCGTCCGTCGGGTATGAAGACGATCCGTCAACGGGCAGCACGAAGGTGTTCGAAAATATCGAGAACACCTACGCTTTCACGGCATCGATCCAGTTCTTTCGTCATGCCTTGCCCAAGGACGGCGCAAACCTTCCTACTTTCGGGCTGTCCGCCGTGGACAAGGCGGCTCGCCTAGACTCACGCCTTTCGTCCTCGTCGATGATGGAGTTGATGGAGCGCATGGGACTTGGCCTCGAGGACTCCGGTGCTCCCGTCGATGTCGGTGCCATCGTAGGAGGCGCCACTTGGGAGGATCGCGGTGGCGTCAGCATGACCTTCACGATCGTGAACCGTGAGCAGTTCCTGCTCGAATCGTTCGGCTCGGCGTCCGCAACTGTGCAGGTCGGGCAGCCTGGGCGATCACAGCCAGACGTATTCCCACTTGAGGTGACCACATGACAGCACCGCTTTCCCTGAACAACATCGTTCCCGTTACGCTGGTTCTATCGGCGACGGCGCAAGCCGCGCCAAGCTTCAACGCTGGCCTGGTGCTCACCCACGCGACCAACCTGCCGCCCGGGGGGCGCGTGCAGTCGTTCACCAGCGCGGCGGACGTCCTGGCGGCGTTCCCGGCGGACACCTACGTGAACTACTTCTCCTCGATGTACTTCGGCCAGGACAACCACAAGCCGAAGTCGCTGCTCGTCGGGGTCAAGGTCGCAGCGGACACGGACTACACCGCCGCGATTTCGGCCTGCGCGAACGCCAACCCAGCCTTCTACGGCGTGGCGTGCTCTCCCGATGTCGCGGTCGCCGACCAGCTGCTCGTCGCCGCTTGGGTGCAGGCGAATGGGCGCCGGTTCTTCTGCTGCACGCAGGAGGCGGCGGTTCTGTCCCAGCCTGACACCACGAGCCTGATGTACACGCTGTCGCACACGAGCATGTCACGCTCGATGTGCATCTACTCGGATGCGGCCAGCGACGCCCACGCCGTGGCCCACGCCGCCCTGATGGCGTTCTACATGTTCCCGAATTACGACCAGCCCAATTCCCTCATGACCTGCCTGCAGGCCAACTTCACGGGCATCGGCGCAGCCTCGATCACGCAGACACAGTTCGATGCGATCTGCGGGAAGACGGACGGAAGCACGGTCGGGCTGAACGGCAACGTGTACAGCATGATTGGGTCGTCGAAGGTTCTGCAGCGCGGGCTCGCCGCCGACGGACGCTTCGAGGACGAGGGCATTGCGCTCGACTGGCTCGCGGCGAACCTGCAGGTCGACTACTTCAACGTTCTCCGCTCGCAGCGCGTGCCCCAGACCGACAAGGGAAGCCAGACCATCATCAATGGCGGGCTGGCGACCCTGCGGAAGGCTGTCCGCAACGGCCTTGCGGCGCCTGGCGTGTGGTCGTTCCCTGGCTTTGGCAACCTGAACCAGGGCGACTACGTCCCGCAGGGCTTCTATTGCTACGCGCAGCCGGTCACCAGCATGACCGCGGGCGACCGGGCGGCCCGCAAGGCTCCGGCAATCTCGGTCGCCCTCGTGGGCGCCGGTGCTCTCCAGTACATCGCCCCAACCATCATCTTCCAGCGCTAACCGTAGGCGCGACGACGAGGAAGGAGAACAGGATTCATGAAATTTTACGATTGGCGAAAGCTCCTCACATGTGTGAACAACGTCCCGATCACCAACTGGGCGAGCGGCGACGACGCTTTTCAGGCAGAGCGAAACGCGAACCTGGCGGAGTACGAAGTTGGGTGCGACGGCAAGATGGTCGTGAGCCTGAGCGCGGACAAGTCGGGCAAGGTGACGATCAAGTTGCAGCAGACGTCGCCCGCGAATGCCTATCTCAACAAGCTGGCGGCGGCCGAGGACTACCTCGAGGGGTTCATCCCCGTGGTGGTGACCCAGGCCGACACCTACCGCGGCGACGGCGTGGCCAGCGCTCCGGGGTTCATTCTGAAGCCGGCGAACTACACCCGCGGCACCAAGCAGAACAACACCGAGTGGACGTTCATTTTCCCAGAGATCTTCTTCGACCTCGGAGATCCTGCGTTCGCTGGCATGCCGACGGCTCTGGCGGAGGCCCTGGGCTAAGCCATGGCGTTCGCGACAATGGAGAAAGTCATCGGAGGGCGCACCGTCAGAATCAATCGGTGTGCGGCCGTGCAGGCGCTGGACCTGGAGCTCTCGATCGCCAAGGTGGCGGGCAGCGTGGACATCAGCTCTGCGATGTCTGCGAGTAAGGGTCAGCTGGACGCGGCCATCGCCATCGGCCTCGCCGAAATGGTGGCCGGCATCGCCCAGAAGCTCACGCTGGCCGAGCTCGAGCGCCTGATGAACATGCTGTTCGCTTACGTCACGATCGACGGGAAGCCATTCCGTGACCTGAACGAGGACTTCGCCGAGCGTCCTTGGGACGTTTGGGAGACGTTCGCCGCAGCCATCGAGTACAACCTCGGCCCTTTAGGCGAAGGCCTCGCCAGAAGGTTCGCCTCAAAAAAGAAGACGGTCCAGAGCTCGTCGAGTCTGACAACATAGACTATTGGATCTGGCGGCCGGTCGCACGAGACCCGCCGCTATGCGAGCTCTGGCAGCTCACTGAAACGGGACCACACACCTATTCGATCTGCGACCTGATGGACATGCACGAATTCATGGACATGGAGACTGAGATGAGGCGCCGATACCGGGCCTGGGACGAGGCGCGCAGAAGAAAAGACCCGTAGATGCCGACCATCATCGACAGCCTGCTCGTCCGTCTCGGATTCCAGACCGATCCGTCGGGCTTGCATGGCTTTGCCAAGGCGGTCGACCAGGCCAAGGGAATGGCGCTGGGACTGGGCGTAGCCATCAGCGGAGCCGCGTACGGAATCGCCCACATGGTGCGCAGCTCGGCCGAGCGCATGGGAGACATCCAGGACTTCTCGGAGCGGGTGAACATGTCAGCCCGCGAGGTCGCCGCGCTCGGTAAGGTGGCGGCAGAGCACGACTCCTCGATGGAGGCGATGCAGTCGACGATCTCGAGCTTGAACGCTGTCGTCGGCCAAGCTGCATCTGGGTTCCCGCGTGCGCAGATGATGCTCCGCCGGTTCGGCTTGACCGCAAAGAACGCGGCGACCGGTGACGTGAAGACCTTCAACGAGATCATGGCGGACGTGATCGAGAAGATGCAGGCCGCCGGCACGGGCAAGCGTCTGGCCATGGCCAACGCCCTGGGCATCGACCCGAAGCTGATCCCCATGCTCACGGAGGGCGTGAAGAATTTCGAACAGCTGCGCGACAACGCCCTGAACGCCAACCCGTTCGCGGCGAAGGATTACAAGCTCGCCGAAATGACGGACAAGTTGTTCTTGAAGGCCGAGGCGTCGACCAAGAGGCTGAAGGATCGGCTGGCGGTGGGGCTCATGCCCACCGTCAACGACCTGCTCAAGAAGTTCATGGCTTGGACCGCCGACGAGAAGAACATCCGGAAGATCCAGGATGCGGTCAACGGCGTGGTCAAGGTCGTGCAGTTGCTGGTCGACAACTGGAAGGGTATCGCGGCCGTCCTGGGCGTGATCTACGCGCACAAATACGGCGCAATGTTCATGGGCTGGGGGCAGCAACTGGCCAGCGTATCCAAGCACCTGACCACCGGAGCCGGCGCGGCCGAGATGCTGAAGGGCGGGTTCAAAGGCATCGCGGGCATCCTCACCGGCGGGCTACTCGCAGCCCTCGGCCTGGTGATCGAGGACCTGTGGGTGTTCTACGAAGGCGGGACCAGCGTCACGGGCTGGCTCCTCGAGCGCTTCCCTTATGCGGTCGAAGTGGCAATCGCAGCGATCGGAGCATTGGGCGCAGCCCTGCTCGCCATCTCCACCGGCAGCGGGGCCATTGGTCTGACCATCCTTGGGATTACCGGCCTTGTCGTGGTGGCGAAGGAATTGCGCGATTCATGGGATCCCATCGCCGAGTGGTGGGACGATCTCTGGGACGGCATGGGCAATGCCGTTGCCAAGACTTGGAACAGCATCCCAGGACCACTGCGAGGAGCCTTGCAGCTCGCGACCGGCGGAGGCTTCGACACGTCCGAGATGGACATCGACGTGAACAGGAAGTTCCGCAACTCGACGGTCAACCTCGGTCAGGCCACTGCGAATTGGAAGCCCTGGATCGCTGAGGATCCCAGCGGCCAGCCGTCATGGCTCACGCCCCGCGGATCGGCGACGATCGCTCACGCGTCAACGGACAACAGCATGCACATCGGAGAGGTGCATGTGCATGAAGCTGCGAACGGTAAGGAGACCTGGAACCGCATCCAGCAGGCGGCTCGGGAGCAGACCCGCAACGGACAATCGGGGGTGCGCTGATGGCTCGGACGTTTGTCGTCCAGCGCAAGTTCGACTTTGGCACGGACGAGGTGACCAGCCTGCCCGAAGTAGCAGAGTTCGACTCCGTTCTGCGCGAAGGGCACAGCTTCGAGATTGCAATCACCGAGAACCCGGTCGAGACCGGCGTTAGCATGGCCGATCACGCATACGCGAAGCCGGACATGCTCGAGATGGAGGTGGCGGTTTCCGATACGCCCCTGATCGCGGACGACGCCGGCACGCCTTCCTACCAGCTCGCCACGACGTGGACGGGAGCCGGGAAGGGTAACGTCCGACGGTCGGTGGTCTGCTGGGAGTACCTGAAGGATAAGGCCAAGGCGTTTGCAGTGTTCGACGTCGTGACCGGCCTGCAGGTCTACACCAACATGATGATCGAGAGCGGCAACGCTGAGCAGACGAAAGATTCGTCCGGCATCCTGCGGGCAAAGCTGCGACTGCATAGGGTCACGTTCGCGACCACAGCGTCGGTGCTCTATCCGCCGCGTGGCCCGAAGAAGACGCAAAGGACCGCCGCTGCCAAGGTTGACAAGGGCAGGGTCGAAGCGCCGGAGGCGACGGACGACAAGAAGAATAGGGTGTCGGCTCTTTCGCGGCTGCTGGGGCGTGGAAAATGATCCAGACACTGCTCTTCACCTCGGACCCCAACGCCAAATTCAGCACGATGCTGGGAGGGGAGGAGTACGAATTTACCACTCGGTACAACGAGCGCAGCAGCGTATGGTCGTTCGACCTGGTCCTGGTGAAGACGGGCGAGGTTCTTGCGGCCGGCGTTGCGATCGTGCTCGGCTGCGACCTGCTGGCCCCCTACGCGCTCGGCATCGGCTCGATGTACGCGCTGGACATGTCGGCGTCGGCTGCCCAGGAAGCCGCCGGCATGCTCGCACAGTCCACGGACGCCGGGCCCGACGACCTCGGCACGCGCGTGGTCGTGGTGTACGTCCCTCCGGGGGAGGTGCTGGGGTGACCTCGCTGACCTCGCTGCAGACTTCGAAGTGGCTGCGAAAGTGCCGGATCCTCGTCGGCAAGGACGGCGACGGCAACGTGTCGCCAGCATCAGGGCTGGCCATCGAGGACCTGCGCATCAAGTTCGACATCACGAAGACGATCTATCGGACCCCGAACGTCGCCACGATCTGGATCTGGAACCTGAACCAGACTCACGAAAACCAGGTGAGGGGCGAGTTCAACGACGTGGTCCTGCAGGGTGGGTACCAGGACGAGACGCGCCTGTTCTTCCGGGGCAACATCCGCTTCTGCAATTTCTATCGCGAGGGCAACGACCGCCTTTGTGAGCTCAACTGCGCGGACGGCGACAAGGACTTCGGCGGCGCCCTGGTGAACTTCACTCTGACGGCGGGGCATTCGGATGCCGACGTGATCCGGCAGCTGGCCACATCCTTCCGCGCGACCACGCTCGGACACATCGCTGGCAAGACCCTGCACGCCAAGCGTTCGCGGGCGCGGTCGTTCTCGGGCAACGCGCGCGATTTGCTCGACCGCATCGCCGAGAACAACGACGCGGAGTGGTCCATCCAGGACGGCAAGCTGGTCATGATCCCGGTCGACTCGACTCTGCCCAACGAGGCGGTCATGGTGTCGTCTGAAACCGGCCTGCTGAGCGCGCCCGAGGTGAACGACAAGGGCATCGGCATGAAGCTGCTGCTGGACCACCGGATCATCCCGGGCTCGAAGCTGTGGCTGCAGAACAACGAGGTGAAGATGAAGCACCTCAAGCCCGTGCTGACGGGGCAGAAGCGCAAACTGCATGGGCCAAAGCGGCCGGTGCGCACCGACCCAGACGGCATTTACAAAGTCTATGCTGTCCACATCGTTGGCGACACCCGCAGTCAGGAATGGGTGTCAGAGGTGAAGTGCGTGGCCCTCGACTCGCCTATCCCGTCCATCAAGGGGCTCCCGCAATCCTCAACCCCCGACGGAGACATCCTGTAATGGACCTGCTGAGCCGAAGGCAATTCGAGGAAGCAGCATCAGGCGACGCGGACGCAGGCGTGCGCGCACACGTGCAGGCCAGCCGCCTGGACATCCACACCAGCGGGCCAGGCATCGTGCAGAGCTTCGACGCCGCAAAGCAGACAGCATCCGTGCAGCCCGCGATCGAGCGGTTTTTTCGCGGGGAAGGCTTCAAGCCGCTGCCGCGTCTGTTCGATGTCCCGGTGGTCTTTCCCCGAGGGGGAGGGTACGTGCTGACCTTTCCCGTGAGGAAGGGAGACGAGTGCGTCCTACATTTCTCCGAACGGGCGATCGACAACTGGCACGCGAAGGGCGGCGTGCAGCCACCATCCGAGTTTCGCACGCATGATCTGTCGGACGCCTTCGCTCAGGTTGGCGTGTCGAGCCTGGGAAACGTGGTGCAGAACTTCGCCACCGGCGCAGTCGAGTTACGATCGCTCGATGGAAAGGCGGTGGTCAAAATCGACGACGGTGGCAACATCAAGGCCACGTCCGCAGAAGGGAACATCGAGGTCACGGCCGTGACGGGCAAGGTGACGCTCAACGTTCCCGGCGGCTCCGCCGCCGCTGTCCAGATGGTAACCGGCGTGCTCACTGGTGCAGATCCATGCCCTATCCTGGGGTTCACCCACGGCTTCCTTGGCGGAGGGTGCGCGCGCGTCCACGCGGGGAAGACGTAGCCATGATCTGCAGGCGACTCGTAAACGATGACATCACCGGCGGGCACGGCCTGGCCAACTTCTGCCAGGGTGCAGAGGCTATCGCCCAGACGGTGCGCTGTGAGCTGCGAATCATCCTAGGCGAGTGGTTTCTCGACGTAACGAAGGGTGTGCCTTGGATTCGCAATCGCAATGCGGGCGCGGACGCGATACTCGGACGCTTCCCCACTGACATTTCCTACGCCGAGGCGACGATTAAGGCAGCCGTCCTTCGGATCGACGGCGTGAAGTCGCTGACGTCGTTCACGCTGGACCTCAATCACGCCACGCGGGCGGCGACCTGTCGAATCTCCGGCCTGCTTGAGACCGGGACCGCCTTCGCCATCACCGAGGGAATTCTATGACCCTGTTCAGTTCGCAGCTTACAATATCTGGTTTCCAGCGTGCTCCGATGACCGAGATCGTGGCTGCGCTGAACCAACTCTTCTACGCGGCCTATGGCCAAGACGCGGACCTCGATCCGCGCAGCCCGGACGGCCAAATCATCGGTGGGATCGCCGAGATGTTCGACGACTTGAACGGTCTGGCTTTCGACCTGTGGCAATCGCTGGCGAACCCAAACGCCGCGAAGGGCTCGTTCCTTTCCGGCATGGCCTACCTCACCGGGATCGCGCGCAACCATGCCAGCTACAGCACGGCGCCTGCCACATTCACGGGCACGAGCGGAACCGTCATTCCGACCACGGCGGTGGTCAAATCGACGCTCGATCAGACGTTGTGGTCACCAACCACGGCCATCACCATCGGCTCAGGCGGCACCGCCAGCGGAACCCTGAAGTGCTCGACCATCGGTCCGCCAGCGAGCGGAAATGTGCCGGCCGGATCTCTGACCCAGATCATGACGCCCATCACGTCACCAGGAGATGGCTGGGTAAGCGTGATCAACTCGGTCGGAGTTTCAGGCTACCTGCAGGAAGGGGATACGAATCTTCGGGTCAGGCGCCAGCAGAGCGTCGCGATTGCGTCCCAGAACATGACCGACGGCCTGCAAGCGGCCCTGCAGTCGATGCAGACCGAGGGCGTGCACCAGGCGGTGGTGTGGGAAAACGACGGGGACAATCCCGTCGCGATGAATGGTGGGATCATCCCTCCCCACAGCGTTTATGTCGTGTGCGCGGTCGAGCCTGGATCTGATGCCGATCCGGAATTGCCTCACGCTACGGATCTCATCGCCAACAAGATCCTTCTGCTCAAGTCGGGTGGCTGCTCCACAGCTGGAAGGAGAACCAAGACGGCCATCGACGATCAAGGGCACCCGCATGTCATCCACTACGATGATGCCGAGGCCGTCCGCGTCCTGGTGAGGATCGCCATCGTCAAGCGCGCCTCCTGGCAGCTCGACGGAGCCGACCGTATCAAGGCTGCAATTGCCACCTGGGTCGCTGGAACCAATGCCGACACCGGAAAGCCGAACATTCAGATTGGCGGGGATGGAAACGGTAACCTATCGTGGACAGATGTCCTCGCATCGTTCATCAACACGGTGGCAGGCTTCAATTTCACGAGCATGCAATTCAGCATCGACGCCGGGTCAACATGGCTCGCCAATGGCGCCAACGTTCCGATCGATTTCAACAAGCTCGCCAGCATCGTTTCGGGCGATATCCAGGTGACGGTGTCCTGATGGCGAGCGCTTACCTCGATCTTGTCGGCAAGGTGGCTGACCCAAGCACGCAAGGGCTCGGGCGCTTGGTGAGCCAATACGTCAATAGCCCAAAGCTCGTGGCTTTGCTCACTGGCGTCTATGGCATTGGGCAAGACCTGGAGAACCTTTTTCAGAGGATTGGTCATGTGCTCAATCCAAACACCAGCATCTACGCCACGGACATATCCGGAAACTACGTCGAGAACAGCATCCATGCGTCGCATGAGCAATTGCGAATCATCGGACAGATGGTTGGCGTTGTCCCCGTCCTTCCCAATGGTGACCGACTATCAGACAGCGAGTTCTTCTTTCTCGTGATGGCTAGAATCGCTCGGAATAGCTGCACGGGCGACGTCCCCAACATACGGGAGCAGTTGCTCCGTCTGTTCGACCCTAATGGCGTCGGGACGAGGATCATCGTCGACGACCTGGGAGGCATGGCCATGCACGTGCAGATCATGCGGCGCCTCACCGCAGACGAGAGAAGCATTCTGCAAATCACGTCCGGTATCAGCCAGATTCCCGGTGGCATCCTTCCCAAGCCGAGCGGCGTCTCGCTGACCATCTCGGAGTCGGGAGCCACTGACGTGTTCAACTTCAGTGACGCCAATAACCTGGGGACACCGATCTTTCCCGGTGACGCCGGATTCATTGATGCCGCAAACTACCCAACAGGAAGCTTCGCAGGAGTGATCTGACATGTCGATTGTACAGCCAACAAGAACTCAGATGGTGTGGGCAGCGGGCGTCGGTGCTCCAGTGATCGAACCGCCGTACGGCGTACAGCAGAATGGTTGGTCCGACACGAGCCGACCCCCGTTCCAGTGGTTCAACTGGCTCCTGAACAAGCTCGACGCCTGGTCATTGTACCTGCGGGCAAGAGGGATCCCGGACTACGACGCCGCGGAGATCTATTCGCCCGGGGATGTCTGCCAGTGGACCGATGGGTTGACCTACCGTCGCATCGGCACTGGCAACACGAGCGTTGCGCCGAGCGACACTTCGTTTTGGACCCCATGGCCGACGGACCCTCGGGCGCCGGGAGCCGGCGAGGTGAGCGTGAATGCTGGCACCGTCAGCAACGCTGTCATGGTCCGCGTTCCTGGCGCCGCTGCTGGCACCGGGTACAAGACCCTGTCCTTCCTCGTAACGGATGTTGGCAGCCCGAGCTACAACATCCACGTTACCCTGTCAGGTCGAGCGGCCTTCACATCAGCCGTTTGCGTTGCCGTGTGCGCAGGCGACTTTGGCCCAGGCAGCGTCGCCAAGGCAGATCTGGTGGCGGCGAACGTGTGGGAGATCGCGTACCCGAACAACTTCACGTATCGCCCGAAGCTGACCATCACGATCACCGGCTACTGATGACGAGCGACGGTCATCATTCGCTACTGCTCCGTGCAGATTCCGACGTTTGGCTCGGTGATCGCAGCCGCGAACAGACCGGACAGCGCCTTGCAAGTTTGTCCGGTTGGGCACACCCCGCCTCGCGTGTCGCACAGGCGATGGCACGCGGCCGACTGGCATGCGTACCCGGGCGCGCAGACGCTGAATCCAGAACTGCACGTCTCTCCGTCCCTGCCGGATCCTACGGCCCAGCAGTGGGCGCCGAGGCCGTTGACGTTGGAGATGTAGCAACCCTGTCCCGCAGGGCACCCGTACTGCTCGAGCAGAAGACACTCGATTCCGATCGGAAGGTCTATGGCCTGCCGGGAGTCGGAAGCGACGGCGACTTCCGAGATCGCCACCAGATCGGCAGGATAGTCGGGTGCGGCGTCGCTGGCCACGTCTGCAGCGGCATCGCGCGGAGCCGTTCCGTCCGCGCCTCCCCTTCCAGCATCGGGCATCCAGCGGTCGCTCCCAAGGTCAAGAGCATATCCACCCGCTCCTCCAGTGGCTCCCGTCGTCGGTCCTCCTCCCGGGCCGCCTGTGCCCACGTTGCCGGCCATCCCGCCAAATCCGTCCACGGCATCATGACCGGTCTGACCGCCAGATGCGCTCGCGTCGCTGCCAGCGTCTTTTGGCGCATGGATGCCCGTTGTAGAGGACGAGCACCCCAAGATCACGAGCAGGCAGGCCAAACCGAGCGATGCGATTCTCATGCTCCGATCCTCAGCTTTTCCCTTCTGGTCTTCAACTCGCATTGCACTGAACGGACGTTTAGCGTTGGCGCACACAGGGCGCCAAGTGCATCCCTAAGGGAACACCTCCTGGCCGGGCGGAGCGTCGGGAGGCAGAACGATCGTGAAGCAGGTCTTGGTCGGAGCCGCCCAGTGGATGACGTTGTACCAGAATTGCGGCACGCTATACATCGTCTTGGCCGTGTGGCCAGAACACTGGGTATTCTGCGGATCATCAAACTTGCTGTCGGCAAGCCCCCACTGGCTGGTGTAGGTCACCCATTCGTCCGACCAAGCAAAAACACGACCCTTTCCGACGGTATTGGAGACGCCCATCTTTAGCTTGCTCGTCGAGTCCGTGGCCATGACCTGGCAGTCGGTGCACTCGATGGAACGACCGTGAAAGACGCCTACGTAGCGGAGGTCGTGGGTTATTTCGGTGAAGTCTTGGTTCCAATTGCCGAAAGGAATCGAATTGTCCGTGCAGTAGCACAGTTCGTCCGGACACCTCGTGTAGATGTCGTCGCCGTTGTAGGCGATCCCGAGCGGCTTGAGCAACTGGTTGAGTGGCTGGATCTCGGCCGTGTTGTCCGTGAAGTATCCGGACATCGCTATCACTGCGCCGCCGTTCTCGACCCAGGTGCGAAGAGCCGCAGCGTCAGCGTCTGTGTACTTCCACAGCGTGCTGGCAGGGTCGTACGGATTGTCCGTGTACAGAGCCTGCAAGATGATGAGATCGAAGTCATCGAGTCGGAGGTCGCCGATGTGGCTGAACGTCTTCAGCATCTGCATCGTCGCGGTGCCGCCGGTATGGTCATTCATGAAGCTCTCGAAGGAGTCGGCCTTGTCTCTGTCTCCGCTATCCGCACCGTACGAGGCCGGATGCCCGAGCGACAGAATCGAGAGACAGGCGTTGCGGGTGACTCCCGAGTCTACGGTCCCGGTCGCGTCCCGTTGCACGTTCGCATCCTCCGGGGAAGCTTCAGGATAGTCTCGGCCTGCATCGTGGACAGTCACGTATGCGCCATCGGGGCCGCTGGTCCCGTCGACTCCGCCAGCATCACGCGCGGGCCCAGGCGCCGTTGTTGCTCCTCCCGTACCCACGGCTCCGCCCACCCCACCCCCAGCCCCACTGTCTCGCGCTGGCTCGACGATTGGGGCGCCACCAGTGCCCAGGGTCTCTCCGATACCTGTGGAACCTCCGTTGCCAGCCGTGAACGCGCTTTGCCCTCCTGTCCCGATAGGAGATCCTCCCAGCGGGATCCACGTGTCAGGACCGGCGTCCATCTTCGGACCGAGATTCTGGTGTTCAGTCTTGCACGCACACGTGAGAACTGCGACCAAGGCCAGGCTTCGAGCGGTCATGGTCGGATCTTCATCCTTGGGTTAGGATCGTTCAAGCTGCATGGCGCTGAACGGATGTGCAGTTTTACGGACGTCACATGAGAGCACCAGCCTTGCGGCGGCGTAAGCGTGTCATCTGTTCAGCATGCCACCGCAGGAGGTGGCGCCTGAATTTCGTCTACGCTTCCTCTGTGGGACAGGAATCCTGCCGTAACGTGTAGCCTGATGCACACTCCAGAGGTCGCACGGGTCACATGAGCACGCGTGGTGACCTGATAGGTGATGCCGTAGCGGACGCGCTCAATAGCCCTCCGCTCGACGTAACCTCGGGAACGATCGAGGAGCGTAAACACCGTATCTGGCGGGCAATTTGCAACGCTCTTGAGCTCTACTTCGACCCGCGCTGGATCGATATCTACGTCGACCCAACGGTCACGCCAGTCTATGTGACGGGGACCACGCCCTATCCGATGCAAACGATCGCGTGGCAACTCACGCTGGGCAGCGACGTCCCGGTTGCGCTCTGGATCAAGAGCGGCAGCGGTGTGCTGTCCTGGTCCAGGCTCTGGCCGGCCAGCGGAGGAGCGAGCTTCCCTGGCTTCTATCGCGGAGCCATGCGCCCCGTCGGCGTCGACGACCCCGGCAACAGCGGCCTGGCGGCAGACGGGCTGCACTCGCATCCTCCGCAGACGGCCGAGGTCTACGGCGCCACCCTGACGCCGAAGTACCTGCTCGACCCGCGGGACCGCGGGCCGGTACGCTTCGTGTACACCGGCTCGTTCGGCTGCGTGGGCTTGCTGTTCGACGGCTGGGCCGAGATCGCGCCGGGGCGCTACCAGGCGCCGCTCTACAACCGGACGTCATTCAGCTCTGCCCACTGCGACGGTGCCACACCGGCCGATGGCGACAGGTTCATCGCCTACAACTACAACGCCAACACCGAGAGCCAGACCCGGCAGCTCATCTACCGCGTGGTGGATTGTGGCGTGCACACCATCAACGGACAGCCCGTGTCGACAAAGCCTGTGGTCGAGCGCGTCCCCGAGCTGTCGGTGGCCAGCCAGTACGTCCAAGGCCTCACCACGAAGGTCACCGAAGGCATCCTGTACGCGGGCATGTATCTCCGACTGAACAGCTACCCGGTTGTGTTCGGCTCTCCCGTCTACTGGCTGGTCAATTCGTCGTTCAGCGATTCGACCGAGCACTGGGAATTGCTGACTGCCGACCAAGAGGCCAACGCCGCCGGCATCTACAAGGAAGTGTTCCAGTTCCCCGCGTCGGTCAGCGTGCAGTCGGGGCAGCAGCCATTCGCCTACCCGAACGCCTGCATCACCAAGATCGGCACGCCGGGCGTGTCGGCCATCCCGGCTGGCCCGTTCAGGTTCTACATTCGCGCCAAGCTGTCCAGCGACTGGGCCGGCGCCAACACCACGGTCACGCTCAGGCTGCGCGTGGTCCACGGCGACAACACCGTCGAGCCCCCGTTCGTGGAAGCTATCAGCCCACCCATCCACGGCACCGACTGGGCTGACTACGAATGCGTGGGCGCCCTGGCAGCCGCCGTGGTGGTCACGCCGTCGGACCGCATCGAGTGGCTGGCCTTCGCCCAGACCACCGGCACGAGCGGCGAGATGGTTTGGCTGCAGTACAACCACGTCGACGGATTCGTCCGAGTCATCACCACCATCACCACGCTCAGCGTGCCGGCGACGACCGATCACCAGAAGCTCTCGAATCGCTGGACGAACGTTGCTCAGGGACAAGAGCAAGCCCACCCGTGGGGCGCGCTCGGACCGGACGGCCGCATCCACACCAAGATCGGCGTTGGCACCGTGGCCGATGGGCTGCTCGACCTCCCGGCCGACTGCAATTCCTGCGAGGTCGACATCCCGACGACGGACCTGCTCGGCATCAACGCCGACGGCTTCCTTCCCGGCGACCTCGTTCGCGTGACCGTCACGAACGCGTCGACCTCGACGCCGAAGACTCTGCGCCACGGGCAGATGCCAGCGGCGCCCTACAAAGGGCTCGTGCTCGCCAAGGACAGCATGTCCTCGTACCAGCCCATCGTCCTGAAGAATTCCCCGGCGCGCATGGCCTTCCAGCTCAGCCGCGCCGGCGATTCTTGGCACCTCGTCGAAAGGCCCATTGCATGAAGCGCATCCCTCGACATCCCATCATCGTCTCGCAGCTCGTAGCGTTCGCGATCGCGAGCCTGATCGTGCCGCCCGAGCTCTGCGCCACCGACGGCACCAACGGCACCAGCGGCCCGGCGTCGCTCGACGCCGACACCGACCAGCTCTTCGACAGCCAGCATCCGAACCACACCTTGGTCGTCGGCAGCCAGACGGTGACCCTCACCGGGCACGGGACCGCAACCATCACGGGGCTCGGGACGCTGTACGGAGAGAATGGAATCGCATTCCGGAATACGGCCACGTTGACCGCCTCAACGACGTACACGCAGACCACCACGGGCACCATTCCGGTAACCCAGGTCACGACGGCGAGCGGGACCGGAACGATCACAGGGACCGCCACTACGACCGGGACAGGAACAGCATCGCAATCTGTGACGGTCACGATGCCGTCGACGTATACGACGTTGTACACCGGAACTACGAGCCAAACTGGAACGCACACGCAGACGCGCAACAATTACTACTACTACACGGCCACGATCACGGTGACGAAGACGCTCACCTCGACGGCATCAGTATCTGGCACGGGGACGGGAACCGCGACGGGAACAGGAACTGGGACGGGAACGGTGTCAGGAACGGCGAGCGCAAGCCAAACAGCGATAGGAACGTGCACGTCGTGGGCGTACGGGCTAGGCAACGTCACCGAGACCTACGTTTCGACGTCGACGGCGAGCAGCCAGGTGACAGCGACGGTATCGCAGACGTGGACCGCCAGCCGCTCCGAGGTGGTCACGGCTACGCAAAACACGGTTTCCACGACGGCTGGAGGCACGGGGACGGGGACCTGGACGAACACCAACACCGCCTCGGCCCAGGCAACGGGAACGTACACCAACACGTCGACGTCGACCCTGACCGTGACGTCCAATTCTGCCAGCGTCGCGAGCAGCCCGACCGTGGTCAACACGTACGGGGCACCATCCGGCGTCTACATGCTCGATATCAACGCCTGCGACAGCCAAGGCGGGCTGTGTCCTCCTGCCACGTGGGGAACGTTCCCCGAGGGTAGCTACTCTCTGCAGACTTCAGGAATCACATCTTCGAGTGGCGTCGTGACCATCGGGACTGTCTATTCACCTTGCAGCCCTGGGTGGGTGTGGCCCTCCGGCGTCTGGCGCATGCGAATGCGCGCCTACGCGTCTGCCCTTGCGTCTGCCAGCTACGTCAGGGCGGAAGTGATTGTGTACGGCAAGGACACGCCGGGAACCTACGCATGTACAGGCGACGTAAGCAAAATTTCCCCGACTGGGATGGAGCACGATTTTCTGGTGACGTTTGGTTCGGCCGATGTCCCGCGAGTCGGAGGCCCGACGTGGACATGGGAACAGCAGCTGTACAAGAACTTCTACTACGAGCCAAACTACCCATCAGGGTGGAATGTCCCGTGCTCAACGAGTGGGACGGGCTACGTTGGGCGTCGTGTTGGGGTTCGCCTATCCGCGTACACGACCTCAACCACGCCCGTCACAATCACGATTCAGGACGCAGATCTTGAGACCCCTGCCCAGGCAAAGCTTCCGGCGAGCGGTCTGCAGTGCGCGAATTGATGGACAACCCAACCACGAGAGATCGGCACCATGAGCAACAAGCTGACCGACACCGGGGAGAGGCGGGCCATCGCGGAGGAAGCGGCGCAGACCGCCCTGGCGAGAGCGGCCGACAAAGAAGCGAGGTTCGCGCACACGCCTTACCCCGGGCAGGTTCCTGCGCCTTCTGACAGCTCGTCGCGCATGTTTCAAATCGCCGAGACGGTGGTGGATAGGAAAGAGCCCGAGCACATGCGCAATTGCGAGAACGATCCAGCCGGGCCCGTATGCAAGGTGACCCAACGGATCGGGAAGCTCGAAGAAAGAATGGAAGCGATGGACAAGCGAATCGGCGAGAGGATTGACGACGTGGACGAGGTGTTGGCATTGGACAAAGGCCGTCGAAAACAGAACGCGTCGTTCGTGATGGTCTTGACGGTGCTGATTGGGATAGGCACCGTGACCGCGGCGTGGATCGGAGCGCTCAGGAGCGACGCCCGGGCGTCCGGGCTGAACAACGCGATCGTCGAAGAGCTGCGCGCACTCAAGACGGAACTGCAGCACGCAAAGCCGAATCCGTAGGCGGAAATTCAGGGGGCAGGGGGAACGGGCGGACCATGGGTGCATGAGCACCCGTCAGATCACCCTGGCAATTGCCATCCTGTCGACCCTTGCCACTGCACTGCTCGTGGTGAGAGACATCGTTCCCCCAGCGTGGGGGCTTCTCGTCTCATCCGTTGGCGCCGGGCTCTACGCCCTCGTGCGGAGCGCGCAAAAGCTGCGAGACGGCGCCACGCTGAAGAGCTTGCTCAGCACCACAGAGGCCTGGGGAACTGGCCTGGTCGTCGTGGCGTCGATTGCATCGGCCGCGGCCGGCGTGGTGCCGGCGAAGTGCGCGGGCGGAACTCTGGTGATTGCTGGCCTTGCTCTCAAGGCAGCGCGGGTGCTGCAGGCCAACGGGTTCCCCGGTGGCCAACCTCCCGTGGCTCCGCAGGGGTGATCTGACGATGGCCAAAGACAACAAGGGTCACGCGCCAGAGATGGCTGTGGTTGGTCTCGCGAAGGTGGACCGGTGCAGGTCCTGCGGGGACGAGAGGAGGCGCGGGGAGAAGTGGCAGAGGAAGTGCCCGGGCCCGCGCGCGTCGGCGTCGAGAGGTGGCGGGTGATATTCGTCGGCATCGATCCTGGGAAAGAAGGCGCCGTTGGGTGGATGGACGGCGAGCGAAGGAACATCGGCATTGCCGATACGCCACTGTTGCCCGATGGAAACTACGACATCTTCGGAGCGTACAAGCTCCTGCAGGATGCGTGTTTGAACGGGTCGGTGCCTGTACACGTAACCATCGAGGACACCATCAGCGTCCCGCACGTAGCCCGCGGGGAACGATTTCTGCCAGCGTCGGACAAGCAATTGAACATGTCGCTCGGGATCTGGCTTGGCCTGTGCCCATCCTTCCGCGCGACCATGGCAGTGGTTCATCCCAAGACCTGGAAACGCTCGATCTTCGCCGGCATCGCGAACGACGATGTAGCAGAGGAGCGCGCGATCAAGCAGCGATTCGCGGGGCACAGCATCGTGGATGAGCTGCGCGGGCCGAAGGGCGGGAAGAGACCCGGGCGAGTGGATGCCCTGGCGATTTGCGAACACGGCCGCGTGACCTGGAGATTTGCTGAGGGTCAACGCTCTCACCGCCAGTAGGAGGATTGTCATGCAGATCACCGAGGAAGCGTTGGCCCGCATCGTGGCCGAGCTGGAGCGCTGGGAATCCAGGACCAACTACCTCTACCAGGACAGCGCCGATCCACCGAACGTGACGATCGGAGTCGGCTGCCTTGTCCGCTCTCCAGTGGCCGCCGTCGAGCTTCCCTTCGTGGCCGCTCCGACTGGAAGGCCAGCCACCGACGCAGAGAAGTCGGCCGAGTTCGCACGTGTCTCAGCGATGCCGGGCGGGCGCCACGCCCACTACTACCAGGCCCGGCCGCCGTCCCTGGTCCTGTACCTCGAGGACGGGGAGGTCACGGCGCTGGCGGTGAGCAGATTGCGGGAGGTGTTCTTGCCCGGGCTGCGCGACACATTCCAGCGCTTCGACGCCTTCCCCGAACCAGCGCAAGCTGCGCTCATCGACATGGCCTGGAACCTCGGCATCGCGGGCTTGTGCAAGTTCCAGCTATTCCTAGGGGCCTGCAACGCCCTCGACTGGCCATCGGCGGCCCAGCAGTGCCACGTGTCCTCGTCGAGGTACACGCGAAACGCGTGGCGAGCAGCGAAGCTCTTGGAGGCGGCGCGGGGCTGATTATACCTGACACTGTCCGCGCACTGTCTTGACAGTGTCAGACCAAAATGGCAGGCTTGCGGCCGAGGTAAGCCATGTGCCGGATGTCGAATCGAATACCCCTGGGAGAGCACACGGAAGAGGTGCGCGTGCGAATCGTCGACGGAAAGGTCGAGCTCGTGCTGATTGACCACAGCGGGGAGGTGGAGTCGGTGCCGGTGAGGATGGAGCCGGAGACAGAGCGAAGGGCTGCGGCGTGACCTGTCGCATGTGCGACGGCCAGGGAAAACTCGGGGGCTACTTCGATCCGCCTCCGGCAAGTCATCGCCCGCCACCTTATGTTGAGCCGCAGTGGGTTCCGGTGAGGACTTGTTCGGTGTGCGGTGGGACGGGAGAGGAGAAAACGCAATCGGGGCCTGCGAAGTGACCGCGGCCGAGGCCCGCGCCAGCACCGACCTTCGCGCTCGCGTCCGCGTTGCCTCTGGCGCTTCCGACCGAACCATCGTCGATCTGCTCGATGGGTACGAGGCGCAGTCCACGGCAGCAACGCGCGTGCGCCGGGCCCTGGCCGCCGATGGCGTCGACCTGACGACGATCCCCGAGCGCACGCCGGACGAGTTGCGGGCCTGGAAGCGTAGCCGGCAACCACGCCTCGCAAACGCCATGCCCGATGGCTACGCGATCGAGCAGTGCGAGTGCGGCCGGGATTATCCGCGCTTGATGAGCGAGGCGACGGGGAGGTGCCCGAAGTGCTGGCGCAAGCACGCAGGGGGGTTGCAGCGCGAGCGCGACGAGCTGGCGGCCGAGCTTGACAGCGTGAGACAGCGTCTCGCCGACAAGCCGCTGCCCGCTCGCCGGGGGTAGCTCGGGAGGAAATTCAGGGCCGCGCCCGGGCGGGGCGATCCTGGGGCATACCACTTTTGGAGGACACCAACGTGAAAGCTCTGCTCCTGCTCTCCGCCTTGCTGCTCGCATGCTCGTCACCGCAGCCCGTCCCGGACCCGCCACCGCGACCAACGCCCGTCGACGTCTTCGGCGGCGCCGTAGTCGATTGCTCGCAGGCGTCTCACGGCGCTCCCATCGACGACGTGCGCGCCTGCCTCGACTCTGCGACCACGTCCGAGTGTCTCGCGGCTCTCTTCCCAGCGCGCACCATCGACACCATCGCGTGCGCTGTGCGGGCGCTGTCCATGAGCTTGCACGTCGAGCTAGCGCGCACGGGCGGAAGCGCCCAGGCGAAGGCCGAGGCTTCCGCGGCGGACTGGTGGATTCGCGATCACAAGATTGGGTACAGGTGACCAGCATGACCACCGTCGATTTCTCCAGGCGTCCCCTCGGAAAGCTACCGTTCGCGCCCAAGGCGAAAGACCTCAAGCTGTCGAGCTACGTCGCCGACAAGGGCAGGCTCATCGAATCGGCCCAGGTGCCGGCTGCGTCCAACTGGTCGGCCATGCCGGCGTGGACTGGAGCGCCGCAGACGCCCGACGCTGATCCGCTCGGGAACGACAGAGCTGGCGACTGCGTCTTCGCCGGCCCTGGCCACATGGTCAGGATGATCGGCCAACTCACCGGCAAGGCGCTGTCTCCGACGTCAGCGGATGTCCTCGAGGCCTACTCGCGATACACCGGCTACGACCCGGCCACGGGCGAGAACGACAACGGCTTCCGCGTCCGCGAGATGCTCGGCATCTGGCAGCGCGAGGGCCTGTTCGGCACCAAGGCCGTCGCCTACGCGCTCGTGGGCAACGACCCCGACGAGAAGGCGATCGCGTCCTGGCTGGGCTGCGGTCTCATCGGAGGCTACTCGCTGCCGTTGTCCGCGCAGACCCAGGTGGACGCCACCGGCCGCCAGCTCTGGTATGTGCCCGTCGGAGGATTTCCGAGCGGGCAGGGGCCGGGGAGCTGGGGCGGCCACTGCATCTGGAGCGACGCCCCTTCGCCGAGTCTCGACGGTGGAAATTCCTGGGGCGAGCAGACCTACTGGACGCAGGAGTGGGACCGGGCGTGCTGTGACGAGAGGTGGGTCGTGCTCGTCGATGCGTGGGTCGACGCCATCGGGCGGGCGCCGAACGGGTTTGCGATCGAGGATTTGCTGGCGGACGTGAGAGCGCGGACCGCGTAGACGGCTCGATCTCGTGATGCCCTCGTGGCACCATCGCGGTGCCGCGGGGGTTTTTGCGTATTTAGCGCTCCAGCGTCAAAATCGACATTCCCCATGATGAATTTAGTTGCTAGCGTAATTTGTCCGGGCTATAGATAGAGGTGTCAGCGAGAGGTGGCCAGGTGGCCACCCAACGGAAACTGGTCGAGAGGAGTCGCAGACATGGCTTTCACCAATGCACAGCTCAATTCTCAGCTCGATATGTCGATCGCCGAGCAGATCGACGATGACGATATCCCGGTAGACGTGGTCGTCGAGTCCATCCGATCCGCCGGAGGGGCCGAGATCGATCAGGATGACGACGATCCCGACGACCTGAACGGCGACGGCGGCGCATTGTGGGTGGTGTCTCATCACCGTCTCATGGTGGCCGGGGAGACAGTAGCCGAGTGGACTCGCTGCTCAGTCGGCAGATACGGAGCCAATGGATCGCGTGCCGACGCGTGGGACGTGTCCGAGGACACGGAGGGCGGAGACATCCTACCAGGTCGCATCGAGGAAATTCTGGCCTCACTCGGCATCGACGACGAGTGCCCAGACGTCCCGGAGCCGGCCGATCCGGAGGATGAGATCGATCCGGACGCCGCCGGCGACTGGTGCGTGTACTGGGAGACCGTCGGTGACGACGCGCACGTGGTAGCTCGATACGCTACCGAGGACGACGCGAGCGCAGTCTGCGACGCGAAAAACAGAGCGCTCAAGGGGGCGAATCCTGGACACCTGCTCTGTGGGTACGATGTGCGCCATCTCGTCGACGGAGAGTGGATCGCCTCGGAATAGTCCCCTCGCGTCTCGCTCGCGCTCGCCTCGACGGAGGCGGGCGCCATGGGGGACACGATGACGACACCTAGACCCGTCGAGGTTTTGAACACGTACAGCAAGCGCTACCCGGACGCCTGGGCGCAGATGGAGTGGTTTCGCGCGGCGAAGGGGAGCGACCTCGGAGACTGGCCCGACTGGTGCTGGGTTCCCGTGGCTGGAGCATACGCCGTCGTCTCTCGCGGCGGAGACATCGACCATGCCCTGGTTCCCGACGTGGCAGTTATCCACGCGCTGGCAGCGTGGCGCCTGTCCCAGGGGATCTACCGATTTGATCCCGAGATCTACGAGGAAGTGGCGTCGACCCCTCTTGCTCGCGAGCTGCCATCCGATCTGCTGCTACGGCTGCCAGAGTGGTGCGTGTACGTCGAGGCCCGCGAGCCAGACCAGCCGGCACTACGCGGACTCTGGGCGTGCCTTGAGTCAGACGTCAACGACGGAAGCCGAGAGCTGCGCATGGTGATGGACTTCGACGGGAGCGATCCGTTGTGCTTGCCGCTGCATATCGTTCCCAACGCAACACTGGAGCAGTGCCTGGAAGACACGATGGAGCATACCGCGATCCAGGCGATTCAACATGGCCATGCTCCGCCGAGCGAACAGGTCGTCGTCGACTATCGCGAGACCGGGCGCCAGATGCGATCACAGGTAGCTCGACTCGCGAACCTCGTCCTGTACCTCTGCGCCGACGCCCCGGACCTGGACCGCCAGCCTATGCGGGCAGAGCCGCGCAAGACGAAGCGCGGCCCCCGCTGGTTTCCAGCCGAGCGTCCGTCGCAGATCGAAGTCGGGGCGAGAACCGCGCGGTGGTTGCGCGAGGCCCGGGCGCGAGTGCAGGCGCTGCCCCCGGGCGAAGAGCGCGGTCCGGTCACACCGCACATCCGCCGCGCCCACTGGCACGGGTTCTGGTCGGGGCAGCTGTCAAAGCCCGACGAGCGCCGGTTTTCTCTGCGGTGGCTTCCGCAGATCCCGGTCGGGTTTTCGATGGACGATCTCGACGAGCTCGTGGCGGTGGTCAAACGCGTGGGACCATAGTTGCGCTCGCAACACAAAGGTGCCACGATCACATCATGAAAAAAAGACCCGTAGGACGACCGCCAAAGGCCGCTGATATCCGCCGCAGGACCGGCCGCAGTTTCGCGATGTCGACCGTCACCGACGAAGCGATCACCGCGGTCGCAGAGCGGCTGGAGGTGAGCCGGTCCGAGGTGGTTTCGATCGCCCTTTGCTCGACGTTCCCGGACGATTTTGCTCACCTGTCGCGCGAGGAAAGTCAAGCAAAGAAGTGATGTTTGTGTGGCACATATATTGATGCGTAAGCGGCCATGCTCGAAAACGACGTGCGCCTGAATGGCGCCAGGGTTCCACGCGCTCTGTTGGAGCGCGCGCGCAAAGCAGCCGGTGATAGAGGTTTTTCGAAATGGATACGGTGTGCCATGGAAGAGAAGCTCGAACGCGACGAGAGGGGAAAGGTGCGCACAAATGTACGCACAACTGCGAAGTAAAGTGCGCACATTGACGCGACAAATGCGTAGCAATGTGCGCACTTGCAACGCACATCAATAATGTGCGCACATGATTTCGCTGGGTTGGTAATGTGCGCACAATGGCACGCGAAATGCTTTAAAGAATGGTCATGATGACGACGACGCAAAAGACGCTGAAGAGGGCACTCGGATACGCGGCCAGCTCATGCCGCCACGTCATGCCACGTGCGGCCGCCCAGCTTGAGACGATCGCCATCGACGACTTGGCCTCTGCGGAGCAGACGGTGTGCGACGCGATCGAGATGACCAGCGATCAGGCCGACTGCAACTGGCGCTACGCCGACGCTCGCTCGGTCCTCCGTCACACACTGTCCGCAATCGCCGCGGCAGGCGCCGGGGATGTCGCGGCTCTTCGCCAGGAGACCGCTGCGGCGGCGTGGAGCTGGGGAAGCTGGCAGGCCGAGGCAGCGGAGGCGGCGCTGCAGAACGGCTAGGCGGCAGGACCGTCGAACTCGATTCTACGGACAAGGGTGAGAACAAGAAGAAAGGCGGACGGAAATGGTACTTGGAGAATTTGGCCCCGGGGTCTGGGTCTCTGAACGCAGGATTCGCGCGATGGCGCGCGTCGAGAGAATTGAAATTCCTCGTCACATTGACGCGGTTATCGAGGCAGACGGTGTCTCGTACGCGATGAGTCTTTCGCGCGAGATCTACGATCTCATGGAGCGCACGTGGGGATGTGACCTGGAAGCCGCAGAGCAACTGTCAGACGTCATGCGCGGGTAGGTCGTGACCAAGAGGGACAAACCGGAGAGGGGAACACCATGCTCGCACTACTACTCGCAGCTCTACTGACCAGCCCCGAAGCGCAGGCCGCCGCCGTAGACCGCTGGTGCGCGTCACAGCCCCTGCAGGTGGCAGAGCGTTCTGCGGAGTGCAACCCCGTGCTGGCAGCGCGCAACCGCGACGTCTCGCGCTTCCTTGACCGGGTGGAGCGCTCCCGGGCGGAGACGTTGATGGAGGCCTCGAACCCATTCGCAGCGACGGACCGAGGGAACCCGTTCGAGGAGTAAGCATCACCGCCGAGACGCTGCGGGAGCTGCTGAGGCTGTAGATGGGTTATTCGTCATTCATGCATGAGCACGGTCCGAGATACTCATCCTCGTCTGTCATTTCGTCGGATCCGCAATTCGGGCAGACGCGCACTAACCGAAGTGCTTCCACGCGATCCTCCTCGCCGTGCAGCGCAAGCAGCGTCGCGCGAATCGTCTTCGCGGCCTTTGCGATCTCGGCGGCAACAATCTCGTCGTCCATGGCAGTGTGCATCCTATTGCGAACTCAAAAAGTCAACAATATAATTCGCGCATGAAACAGCAGTCCAAAGCTAAGAAGACATCGCTGCCGCGCGGCCGGCGCCCTCTTCCCGAGGGTACCGCGGTCACGGCGACCACGTCGATTTCCACGACGATCCCGTTTCACAACGCCCTGGTCGAGGTGGCGAGGCGTGAAAATCGGTCCAGGTCGGCGGTTGTTGTCGAAGCGTTGCGCGAGAAATATCCAGGAGATTTCGATGGCCTGTGAGTAAACGACAGGACCAACAAAATAATTGTTGACGAAATGGCCATGGCGAGGTACAACAAGATCATCAACGGACGCCACGAGGCGCCCGGACCAAGAAGGAGAGCGAAGATGATGCTGGAAGATCAAATCACGCAGATATTTCGCACCGAGTATGCGGTTTTAAGCGAGTCCGCTACGGATGACACGGAGCGCGCAAATGCCCTGGAGACCGCGCGTGAGCGCGCCGCCGCGCTGATTCCCGAGGGTCGATTTGGCTCGTTCGACGACGAGACCTTGTCTTTCCGAGAAGACGCGACGTCGAACACTTAGTTCCCGCGTCGGTGGACCTCCCCGATCACTCGGAGAGGGCCACGGGCGAGGAGCCCGAGAAAGAGAGAAAGAACATGGCGAAGCCGCTTTTTGTCGTCGAGATCGTGAACACCAACAGCAGCACAGCGACCGCGCGCCGTGGGCACGTGGAAGTGAGTGCGCATCCGAGCTACGAGACCAACACTGGGCTCGTGCTGTACTCGGACAAGGCACGCCAAGTGCGCGAGATTATGGCCCAGGCGCCAGCTCCTACTCCTACGGGCGACGCCGTCGAAAAGTGGCTGGCTGCGGAACGCGACGCGTACGAGAGGGTCTATGGCCAGCACGGCGACACTGACGAGCGAGTGGCACTGTTTGACAAAAAAACCGCCCACGCCGTGGGTCTCGCCTGCCGGTGGAACAACCAGCAGTACCGAGTCAAGCCAGCTCGTGGCCGCAATCGCCGCGACGGAATTGAAGTGCCAGCTGGCGAAGGTCGCTGGAAGTCTTGCCAGGAAGACTAACCGCGCGTCCCGGCCTGGTCGGGTTCGACTCCCGCCACGCGCGCCAAAATCACCGAGCCGGCCGGTTGCCGGTGAACCGAACCAACAGGAGACTCCAATGCCCAATTCGACTCTCAATCCGATCGAGAAGCTGACCCAACTTTGCGCCCAGCGCACGACTCGCACCGATCGCCTACATGCAGTCGTTAGGACGCTCACAGACGCGCTGGAGACGGCCGGATGCAGGCCAGGCCAGGTGTCGGTCACGGTTGACGGATGGACGCTCGTATACTCCAACGTGCGCTCCAACGTTGGTGTGCGCGACTGCTGGTCCCTCAGAGGCGGCGAGCACGGCGAAGGCTACTGCACCGATCTCGCGCTGGACGTCGATCACGAGGGATATCTGCACGGCGATTTCAACCAGCCGATCGTCGGCCCGAAGCGCGCGCATCTGATCGCGTTTGGAACACGCGCCGAGCGGTTCGTCGCGGAGATTATCGCGAAGGCAGAGGCAAGCGTCGCCAGGATCGAGGCTGCGGAGCAAGGCGTAGAGACGGCGATGAAAGCGGTCGTCGGCTGAGTGTTCCCCAGCGCTACGCGGTCGGATTGACTCCGGCGTAGCGCCCCAAAACTGAAAACGGCCGCCCCGGCGTTGATAGCACCGAGACGGCCAGAACCGAGAGCGATTGAGGCGCTCCGCGGCCCAACCGGATACTGCCTCCGTCGCTCTCCCAAGGCAAGGGAGAGACGACCATGGGACTATTCGCGAGAATCTGGGGT